ATCGAGGCCGAGTTCCAGCGCAAGCTGTTCCCGGAGTCGCTCTATCATAAGTGCAGGGTGTCATTCGACCGGCGCGGCCTCTACGCCTGCGACCTCGACACCAAGGTGAAGTACCAGTCGCAGATGATAGCCGCCGGGCTCTACACCGTGAACGAGGCCCGCCGTGAAGAGAACCGCCCCCCGGTGGAAGGAGGCGACGCGGTTCTTGTGAGCGCGAACCTCCGGAGGATCGACGAGCCGGCGAACGGTCTTGCAGACGGGAGCAAAGAAGAGAAAGAGGACAAAGAAGAGAAAGAGGACACAGAAGACACAGAAGAAAATGACGAAGGCAAAAAAGATTGATATAGGTTTAAATGTAAAAAGAGAGGCACACACGCCCTCGGAACTGCGTGTGCGTGACACAGGGGAGGGGGAATCGTCCGGCAGGGTCATAGAGGGCTATGCCATCCTGTTCGACACCCCCTCCGCGCCTCTTTATGACGACGGCGAGGAGGAGCTTCGCGAGATAATAGGGCGCGAGGCCGTGACTCAGGAGCTTCTCGACAGCTCCGACATAAAGTTCACGATGTTTCATGACCGGCAGCTGCTGCTTGCCCGGAGCAAGCAAGGCTCCGGGACTTTGGGCTACACTATAGACGAGCGGGGCGTGGCCTTCAGTTTCGAGGCCCCCCGGACACCGGACGGCGACAAGGCGCTGGAGCTTGTGAGGAGCGGCATCATCGACGGCTGCTCGTTCGCCTTCAGCACCCGCTACTACGACCGCGACTATGTGGAGCGCAAAGTGGAGCGCAAGGGAGACAAGACAGTCGTGACATGCCGCGTGAAGGTGATGACCGGGGTCTACGACATGACCATCACCCCCGACCAGGCCTATCCGGCCACGAGCGTAGAGGCCCGCGACCTCTCAGCCGTGCTCCGCGAAGAGGGGCTACGCGACCTCGGGGAGTATATCCGCACGATGAGGGAGGCTTCCCGCCACAAGATATGAGCTAAAAACAAAACTATTCAATAATAACGGCAATGGCAAAACCGAAACAGACAGTGCTCCGAGAGCTTATCAAGCTACATCAGGAGAACACCACTAGCATAGGCGAGATCGCAGACGTGTGCGAGCGCGAGAACCGCGAGCGCACGGAGCAAGAGGACACGGAATATGTGCGCCTCGTGAGAGACAACGACATCATAGCGATGAAGATCCAGGCCCTCCAGAGCCCCGAGCTTCCGCGTAGCAGCAATCCCGACAGCATTCTCCGCGACAGCATAGCTAACCGCCAGCAGGTGACAGTTATGCTCTGCCGCGACCTCATGACCACGGCAGACGTAGAGGGGACAGGCATCATCCCCATCCAGCAGCAGGAGATGCTCAAGCCCCTCCGCGCCGGGCTTATCTACGACAAGGTGGGCCTCACCATCCGCACGGGGCTGAGCGGCGGCACACTCCGCTGGCCACGCCACGGCAAAGGTCAGGCCAAATGGGTGAAGGAGGGAGAGCGCCTTGAGGACTCCAATATAGACTGGAGCAAGCTCGAGACCAAGCCCGAGCGACTCGGCTGCGCCATCCCCGTGACCCGCGAGGAGCTCAACGACTCCGAGGGGATTGTGGAGGGCGTGGTGCGCGAGGAGATGCCCGCCGCCATTGTCGACTGCGTCAACGAGGCCCTTTTCACCACGGAGGGGACATACACAGACGTGAGCGACGGCAACAAGGTTAAAGACAAGGCCATCGTGGGCCCGTTTGTGGAGGCAGCCAAGACCCCGTTCGAGTTCGCCGGCGAAGTGCCCACGCGCAGGGAGCTTCTGAAGATGAAGGCGCAGGTCGTGAAGACCGGCATCAAGCTGATCGCCACATGCTGGGTCATGACCGAAGACATGAAGGCCGAGCTCGAGGACATCAAGGTTGACTCCGGCAGCGGCAGGTTCCTTTGCGAGAACGACCATGTGCTCGGCTACCCCGTGTTCACCACCCCCCACATCGGCGACGGCCACATCGGCTTCGGCGACTGGGCATATCAGGCGGCAGGTTTATTCGACTCCATGAACCTGATAGTGGACCCCTACACACTTGCCCGCAAAAACGCCGTGGATTTCGTTCTGAACGCCCGTTTCGGCACAGTCACCCTCTCTCAGGAGGCGTTCATCCTTGGCAAGAAGAAGAAGAAGGAGGAGGAGGCATAAGCGATGTCTGAGGTGAGTCTGGAACTATTCAAGAAACACGTCCGCGCCGATGATTTCACCGGCGATGACGAGTATCTGCAGCATTTGCTGGACACTTCCGAGGAGCATATTGTGGGGGCCACGCGTCGCACGGCTGAGGAGCTTCGCGCGATGAACGGCTGCGTGTTCCCCCGCCCACTCGCGCAGGCGGCCATGATGCTCGCCGGGCACTGGTATAACCAGCGCGAGAGCGCGAGCGCGGCGCAGATGCACGAGGTTCCGGACGCTCTTCAGGCGCTTGTCAAACCCTGGGTAAAACTTGCTGACGATGCAGGCGGGACGGATGAAATATAAGCTGAGGCTCCTGAGGCCGGAGACGAAGGCCGACAAGTTCCGGTCGGAGAAGACGGTCTATGTGCCGACCGCGACCGTGTGGGCGGAGCGCGTGAAGTTCACAGGCGCGCGCCGGGAGGAGCTCGGCGAGCATTTCCCCGACTACAGCGCGGAGTTCAACATCCGCGACGCCCACGAGATAGACGAGAACTGGAGGGTGGAGCAGCTTGGCGGCCATGAGTACACGGTTACGAACATCGTGCCCAACATCGACCGAGGCATGCTCACACTGAAATGCGAACGTGTAAACAAGTGACGTGATGCTGACCTACGACGACAGAGAGCTGCAGCGGATGCTCAACGCCCTTGAGCCCCGGCGGCGCAGGCAGGCGCTTAAAGGAGGCTTCAGCAAGGCGGCGACCCGCGTGAGGCAGACGGCAGTGAGGCATCTGCGCAAGAGCGGGCTTCGCCAGGACAAGACGTTCGCGAAAGGGATCCGCCGGCTGGTCTACAGGAAAACCCTCGGCTTCCGCGTCACCATCGGGTCGAAAGAGAGCAGGAAGAAGCGTCTGCTCGCTCGTCAGAACGGGGAAGGCAAGGACAAAAAGCATATCCTGCTATGGGCTGAGGGCGGCACCCGGGAGAGGCGCACGAAAGCAAGGGTTTTCAAACGCCGGAGGCGCTCCCACAGCACCGGAAGGATGCCGGAATACGGGTTTATGAAAAAGACGAAAGAAGACGTGAAAGACGGTATAACGGAATATTTGCAAAACGACATCCGCAACAGCATACGCAGGATAGCAAAGAAATATGGATGCACCTAAGACATCGATAAGCGCGGGGATCATCATAGGGAAGCTCCTATAACAGACAAGGTTTTCCCGGTGGCAGTAGACCAGGCCACGCTCCCCTACATCGTGTTCAAGACAATAGGGCTTGAACAGGCCCCCGTGAAAGGGGGGCAGGGAGCCGACACGGCAGAACTGGAGGTGTGCTGCTGCGCCGAAGGGTATGAGGAGGCCGTGACCCTCGCCGAGGCTGTGAGGGAAGCCCTCGACGGCATAAGCTGCGAGGAAGAGGGCATAAGGATGCGTTCATGCCGCCTCTCCGACCACGAGGAGTTCTGGGAAGACGACGCATATGTGGAGAGGCTTGTGTTTGACGTGAAAATTTAAATCAAAACTATTCAGATATTATGGCAAAAGATTATATCAATGGCAGTGACCTCCTGCTTAAAGTCGGGGGTAAGGCCGTGGGGCATTGCACGTCCCACACCATCACATTCAACACCGAGACCAAAGAGCGGGCCGTCAAGCCGGCGGCAGACGCGCCACTTTCGGCGGGCATGTGGAAAGAGAAAGGGGCGGCCGGCCTCTCTATCTCCATTTCTTTCGAGGGTCTTCGCTTTTATGACGAGAAAGAGAACGGCTATGAGGAGATTGCCGCCAAATGGGGCAGCGGCGCGCTTGTGGAGGTCGAGGCATTCAAGCGCGGCGAGGACACGAAGCCTTATGTGAAGGGCAATTTCGTGATAGACTCTCTCGAGGAGACCTCGCCCGCTCAGGATGACTCCACTTATAGCGGCCAGATGTCCAACTCCGGGGAGCCTGAGGTTTACCCCGGCAAAACGACAGACGCAGCGTCATGAAAAGGATCGAGATTCTGATAAACGGCAAGCCATACCCCTGTTGCCAGACAATGGGGGCTATGCTTCGCTTCAAGGAGCTGACCGGGAAAGAGGCCACGGAGATAAATCCCCGCAGCCTCTCCGACCTTTTCAAGTTCCTGTGGTGCTGCGTTGTCTCGGCCTGTGAGCGCGAGAAGCGTGAGTTTCCGCTGTCTCTGATG